GTTGGCCGAGGCATACCCACCATGTCTTTGGGTGGAGCTACCACCACAACCACCCTGGTAGGAAATACCTTTACGTCTTCCGGAATCACCTTTAATGGGAATACACTGTCGTTGGGTACTGCATTGACCACTGTGAATGTAGGGCAAGCCACCACAACTACCACATTGCTAGGGTCGTTTACCGCCGCCGGCATCTCCTTCAACGCTACAGGCATTTCCGTTGGTCGAGGCATACCCACCATGTCTTTGGGCGGAGCCACCACCACGACCATCCTTTTAGGAAATACATTTACTTCTTCGGGAGTTTCTTTTAACGACACCACTTTGAATGTTGGAACTGCATTGACCACCGTGAATGTAGGACAAGCAACTACAACTACAATATTGCTAGGGTCTACTTTTACCGCCGCCGGAATTTCCTTTAACGTTTCAGGCATTTCTATAGGCAGAGGCATACCTACCATGTTGTTGGGCGGAGCCACCACCACAACCACTCTGTTAGGAAATACCTTTAATTCTTCGGGAGTTTCTTTTAACGACACCACATTGAATGTTGGAACTGCAATGACCACTGTTAACCTAGGACAAGCAACGACGACTACAATATTGCTAGGGTCTACTTTTACCACCGCCGGCATCTCTTTCAATGCTGCAGGTATTTCAGTTGGCCGAGGCATACCTACGATGTTTTTGGGAGGAGCCACCACCACGACAACCCTGTTAGGGAATACCTTTACTTCTTCCGGAATCACTTTTAATGGGAATACATTGTCCTTGGGTACGGCATTGACGACGGTGAATGTAGGACAAGCAACCACGACAACAACGTTAAATGGAACAGTCATTTTAAGTAATACGCCTACAGAAAATACTCATGCGGCGACAAAGTTCTACATAGATAAATTGGTCAACCCTATTGGAACTATTATCTTGTATGCAGCGTCCGTAACACCTCCTACAGGGTATGAATTTTGTGATGGAACGTTTTATTCAACTACGGGTACATATGCTGCCTTATATGGTGTTATTGGAACCGTATACGGTTCGGGATCAGGCAGTTTTGCAGTTCCTGATTTACGTAATAGATTTCCATTAGGTGCGGCGACTACGGCATCTATGTCTACCACAACAGGAGGTACTTATTATATTCAGACTACCCACATGCCTCAACATTCACACGAGCTTACTTATACTTACAAGTATGATAGTATAACAACAGTTCAATTACAAGCGGGTGGTTCGTCTGAAGAAATAAATACAATTACACAGACTTCTTCTCAATTTCAGCAAACGTCTGAATCCGTACAACAAGCGGATACAACTCAAGTTGGTGGGAATGGTACATTTCTTCCACCGTATAATACTGTCCAGTACGTCATTCGTTATGCAATTATTTGATGGTAGACTGCTTCCAGTTGAGATACCACTTGTTCAAACCACACTTTTTGGCGACCAATCAACGTGGTAGAGACATCGTCCAATTTCCAGTAAATGGTATTTATCCACGATGTATTGATTTTATCCAAGACCCATGCTGTATACTCTTCTTCGGTACATTGAAAGGGAGGATACAAATATCCTACTCTTTCGTCAAAGACTTGTAAAAAGATTCCCTTGTATTTTCCATCTGCTGTTTGCTGAAACGTTCCATCTGCACGGAACGCTTCTTCCGATTCATATTCTACAAATCGTGTCTCCAAAAAATCACAAGCATCCAAATTACACACTTCCATTTGAAGTTGACACTGAATCCAGTATTCTTTTTTAGGATTACCAGTAATGACCCGACTAAATGGGTTTTTAATTTCTAGCAATCGGCCGTACAAGGGAGACGATTCCAAGACATTGATTCCATCGGGGGATGCTGCCAAAAAGGCATGGCGAGGATGAAGTATACAGCCGAATCCTCCTACCTGGGTTTGGTATGTATACTCGTAGTATTGAATAGAAAGCGGTTCATACTTGACTCCCCAATGACGCGGTCCTTCAAAATTCGTATCTTCATGCAGTACATGCGGTTGTTGTTTGGACTTGACCAATTCACGAATGGCGGCCTCCGTTCCTAACGCTTTATGTGCCACACTGGCCGTAATAAGTTTATGGCGAAAGGCATGCCAATCCACCGACCGCTGGTCAGGCTGCGGGATAGACCGTAAATAGGCAAGTGTGTCACTTACGTTGGTCAACGGAGGTAGAAAATACGACGTACGGCCACGTGTACACATCAAGAGAGCGTATTTGTAGACTTCATCGGACACCTCTTGGTTGTCCAGTACACTTTTGACATGATGAAGCATGTCCGTTAAAAAGGTTTCTTGAGGAAGGTCCTCTTGATGATGGTCAATATATTCGTTCATCAATTCCAAGACACCATCTACTTCCATCTCTACCATATCTAGTATACACCTAGCTTATCTTTCAATTTAAATAATATTCATTCGTCTCAATAAATAGCTAAAGGGTCCAATAGGTTTATTTTCTCGGACATTCTGAAGTTGAGTGTTTATGACTTTGACGAAAGAAACGTCATTCACATGCATCCAAGCAGAGTAGGCAGCAAAGAGGACCAGGGTAGCGTATACATCTTTTGTTCCATAGGGAGCATTACGCACTCTCCACAACGGAATGATTTTAATAAAAAAGTTTACAATACAAAACATCAAAATGTAGTCATACGAATAATACACCATGGCACCTATGAAAATTAGATTTCCAGTCAATCCAAACAAAAGAGCACCTTTGGGATTGTAAGAAACAAGTTTTAGTTCATACAAAATGTACCATGCTAAAATCCAATTGGACAAGGTAATATCAAAACGTTCCAACATACAGTATACCTATTAAAAAAACAAAATTGATATACAACTATATCCTTGAAATGATGTAGTTATGGCACTTACCACCAAACCATGTCTGTATACTCCTGAATGGCGAGAGAATGTATACGTGGATGTGTGTCCATTTGAACGAGGTCAGCGCCGAGAAACTCCCTATGTGTGCAAATGTCGGCACAAGGCAGACACCTTTTACACGTGGTCCGAGTTTCATGCCCACATCAAGCACAAGTATCATACCACCTGGCTACAGAATTACGAGTCAACCATTCGGGATGATGTGACCTTGTTGAACAAGGAGAACCGGGAACTCAAACGGGAGAATGCCATTCTTCATGCCAAGGTGGAAAAGTTGGAGGCGCGTATACACAAGTTGGACCGGGAAGTGTTTCATGATGCCGAATAAAAAATTGAATAGATTTGTCTTCTGTCTTACCTTTATAAAACATGGACGTATGGTATTCCGAAGCGGCTACGGCCATTGCCGAGTTTTTGAATGGGTATGGGTTCCCTCTTCACAGGGACAGGTCGCTCCGACAACACGACTGGTGGCCGACGTTGGAAGACGCCATGCACACTCTCCTTACGGACCATTTTAAACAAAAACACATAACCATTGTGCTAGACCCGATTCATTTGGATTGGTTGATTCGCCGGGCCCGGTCCAGAAGGTCCTCCGTCAAAGGTCTATCCCCTCAAGACATGGTCCTTTACGATATCATGGACGTGGTCGGATACTACAATATGCCGGCGGCCGACAATCCGCCACTAGGATACATCATCCCCGAATCATTTTCGCTTTGATTTCAACATAAAAACATTGACCTTCTTTGGTTTATACATCAGCGTATCAGCAGGAAGAGGAACCTGGGGTATTTGTTCTACATCTTCTTTTTTTTCAGTAAGATGGTAGACACACTCGGCAACATAATTGTCAAACGCGACTTGTAAATTACCGCTCATTTTATGCTCAAACAATTTAGCAGTCAACTCCAAGATTTGACTCTGATACGGAGCCGTATCTATTTTGGGTTTTTCGTACTGAATTCGTTTTTGAATCAAGTATTTATACGTAGCATCATCCATATTTCTAGAGTATACCTTATTCTGTCGTTTTATACCCATACGGCAGGAGGTACTAAGGGAGACCATGTACTAAATCCAACATGAACGGCAATGATAGAAGCGTTCCATGTGCTCAAGTTGACCGTGCAATTGGTGCAATTGTAAAACGTTTCGTTCATGTTACTGACCGAGGCAACATTCCATCCTACAATGTCCGTGTTAAATGAGGTACAGTTTTTAAAAGTACGGTACATGGTCGCAATCTGTGTACTGTTGTTCAACTGAAATACAAGGGGGTTAAATGCTGTACAATCTTGAAAGGTTTGGCTCATGGAAGTAGCACTCGGTATACTCCAGTTTAAATAAGGAGGGTTGAAGAGTATACATCCATAAAACATTTTTTCCATGGACGTTAAATGAGTCAGGTTCCAATTCATGTACACGGGAGAAAACTCTGTACAATCCTGAAACATCTGATACCCTGTCGTATTGGGTAAAATGGTAGGAGCTGTATCCGAAATGGATAAATTTTTCAACGAATAAAATTGGCTTCCTGCACGAGACAGAGGGATATTTCCAAAAGAGGTGATATTGATGTTGGAACAATAGGTGTTGTACCATGTATACACGGATGATTCAGGAAGGTCTGTGTTGTAAAAGGAAAATCCATCTGAATTGTCGGTGAACATATATTTGTAGTGAATCTGAATGACATAGGAAGGAGAGTGGTCCAAGACCTCGGCTGTATACGTAAAGGCCGATGCATTCAAAAGAGGTAGATGGTTCAGAATGTCTTGGGGAGTAATGGCTTGGTTGACTAGAATAGTATACTCTACCGTCCCCTGTGCATAAGGTACGCTGTTACATTCATCTCCATAATTACAAATAGTATACAGTTGGGTTTTTCCGTTGGTCAACAAATACTTGACTGTATAATTGGGTAAATCCTTGCGATAAGGAGGCGTAAAGTACAGTGATTCTTTGTAAAGTAATACGTTTCGTCTATTACGGATGCGTTCCGACGAAGAATTGGCTTGAAACTCCGACATAGTCTATCTATAGATTTGAAATAAAATTGATATTCATTCTTATCGGGAATAAGAATGAATCATGAAGAAGGCACGAACGGAGAAAAAGGAAGCCAAAAAGCAGATGAAAAAGAGTCTTCACAAGGGAGAATGGACACCTTTACCGATTCAACCTTTGGAACAGTTGGAACAGTCGGAACCCATTCCCAAACCAGTACGATTCAACTGGGCAGATGAAGTTTAACCGGTAGACCCAAATCCACCTTCGCCCCGAACCGTATCACTCAATACATCTACCATATGAATGGTCATGGGCTCCAACGTAGGCGTACACACTTGTACAAGACGCTGGAATTTTTTTATGGAATACGTCCCGTCAAAGCATGCAATCATAGGACCGCGATATCCGCTGTCAATGATGCCTACGGAATTGGCCAACCGTAAAGGGGTATTGGAAATGGAAGACCGAGGGTATAAATAAAAGGCTGAAGGAATATCATTTTTGTAGAGGGCCAACTTGACTCCTAAATTGCACTTGGTTGTTCCCGAACAGTCAAGGTCCTCTAAACAGGGAAGGTCAAACCCTGCATCGGGATACGTTGTCTGTATCTGTAGGTTGTGGGCTGCTATTTTGGATGTATACAGGCCAATGATTTCAGGGTCATCCGAAAGAACTTTGACGTACAGCGTATACATACCGTCTACTTATAATAATTGTTTATATACATTTAAATACAACCTTTTAAGACTGGTATGACGGTTTGTTTAGGTATGATTGTCAAAGACGAGTCTCATGTCATCGTATCTACCTTGGAAAACATTCTCAAGTATATCAAGTTGGACTACTGGGTCATTTCCGATACAGGTTCGTCGGACAACACCAAAGAGCTCATTTACCAGTTTTTCAATGACCGGAAAATTCCTGGTGAACTCCTTCAGCATCCATGGGTAGATTTTTCCACCAACCGAAATCATGTGGTAAATTATGCCTATCAAAAGGCAGATTACATGTTGATGTTTGATGCAGATGACTCGTTTGTAGGGGACATGGTACTTCCTCCCGTATTGACGGAGGACGCTTATTTGCTTACGTTTGGTCAGGGGCTCACGTATACTCGCCCTACATTGTTCACTTTGAAAAAGCCATGGAAATATGTGGGGGTATTGCATGAGAGTTTGGAAGCAGCGGACAATTCCACACGAAAGGCTTTTTTAGTAGAAGGCAAGTATCATGTCGTCTCCGGCCGAACCGGGAATCGCAACAAGAATCCGCGAAAGTATCAGGATGACGCCGAACTGTTGGAACGAACCATTCTGACCGAGACGGACGAATCCATGAAAAACCGATACATTTATTATTGTGCTCAGAGCTACCGCGATTTCCAGGACAAGGAGAACGCATATCGTATGTACAAGCAGTTTTTAGAGTCCAATGGGTCCACGATGGAAAAATTCAATTCTTGCATAGAAATTGCTCGTTTATGCTTTGATTTGAACAAACCGGAAGAGGCCCAAACGTACTTGTGTCGGACGGTGACGTATGATTCGGAACGGATTGAAGGCATCATCATGTTAATAGAGAGACTGCATGCTCAAAAAAATCATTTGTTGATTAACGCTTTGTATCACAAGTGCAAAGGCTACAATCGTCGCCAGAGCCACAAGACGTTTTATATGCCAGAACTGTACGATTATGTACTAGAGGCATTTAATTCTGTCAGTGCACCTCAAGTCGGGGATGCCGCGTCAGGATACGAGTGCTGTAAAAAAGTCATCATGTATTCCAAGAATAAAACGAATGTGACTACTTGTTTGAGCAATCTGCCTGCATTCAAATCGTTCATTGACAAGGACCCTGCCTTCAAAGCATATCTGGAAACGAATTTCAAACAATAGTGTAGACACCATTCACCTTTTGCCATTTTGCATAAATGGACGGATTCGGCTTGTTTTTCAACACATCTTCCGTTTTGTAAACATTGTTTTTGGCATCAATGTAGTAGACAATTCCATTAAAATCTTCGGTCCATACCTCTAATTTGGTATGAGGAATGGACTGTTCTACGGTTGAAATCAATCCTAGCGGGGCGCCTTTGGAATGCGTTCCACAACAATCCCCGAGACCCTTTTTATGTCGCGTGCATCGTTCTCCGTTGGCGCGCCGAGCAATGCACAATTCATTGACAGGAACACTGTTTTTACTACGACGGCGTTTGACCATGTCATCAAAATTGGGAACCGGTATACTTTCTACGAGGGTTAGGAGAGTCGGGTCGGCACTGACGGCAAGTAGAACCGCTTCGCGGTAAGCGACCACTTTCGCATCCACTTTCTGAATCATGGCAGGGTCCATGGCATACGACTTTCCGGTGAGAAGAAATGAATCAATTTATTTATGTTTACGTAAATAACATAAATAGTTTATGTTAAAACGTCTATGTCAGTCGCAGAGATAAAGGATAGAATTGACCGAATGTCCAAGTCGCAACACATTGAATTGGCCCGTATACTGATTCGGGAACATCATGTAAATTATGACGAGAACAAGAATGGAATCTTTATCAACATGACCGAACTCACCCCTGCCACGATGACTCGTATTAAAAAGTTTTTACAATACATTGATTTACAAGAGGAGAACATTTCGCATGTAGAGCGAGAGATGAATGGGCTTAAAGATACATTTTTTAAATCAGAGTAAGGACATGGACATATTTGCTTTTACCAAAGCAAATATTTCAAGAATGCACGACGCCACACTAGACTCGTGTTTGTCGCGATTGGAGGGTCGTCCCTATTGGTTGGTATTGGATAGAATCTGTTATCATCTTTATGAGACACCCGAGTATATTGTGTATCGGAATCGGCCTGTTCCTGCTGAGTTGACTCCTGCCTTTGCATCCTATTTTCATGTGGTCAACGTAGACAAGCCATTGTATTCTATTTCGTCCTATTTACATGCAGACTTGTGTTCTATGGCAGTATCCATGCACCTCCCCACTGGAACAAAACCGTCCATGTACGCGCAAATCAAGGCCAAAATCGGGCTTCATGAAGAGGTTGTAAAAAAATTGATTCGGGATAAATCCAGTATCCATTAAGTATCATGGCTCTCTTTCTGAATGGCGTGTCGGATGACCTCGCTACCTCCCTCAACCTCGGCAACCCGAAGGTCAATGCGAGTGGAGGCAAAAACATTCCAATGTTCAACAAACATGCTCGCTCTATCATGAAATTCTCCACGCCGAAGATGCTCACGTGGGGTGTGAACGAAAACGATTTTGACGGAACCGGTAAGAAGAGCTACGACATGAGTCTTCAGTTTCCTTCGCCCGAGTATTCCAATCCGGAAGCGACGGCGTTCTTGGACAATCTCAAGCGGTTTCAGGACTTGGTGCTTCAGGAGGCAGAGACCAATGCAAAGAAGTGGTTTGGCAAGCCCCACACGAAGGACGTGGTTCATGCTCTCTGGTCGCCTCTTCTTCGCTATCCGAAGAACAAGGAGACGGAAGAGGTGGATTACACCAAGGCTCCCTCGCTTCGTGTCAAGATTCCCTTTTGGGACGGTAAGTTTAACGTAGAGATTTATGACACTGCCGGCGCACTCGTCTTCCCCAAGGAGGACGGAAACATTTGCATGGCAGTTCCCAAGGGGTCGGAAGTGACTACCCTGATTCAGGCGGGTGGTATTTGGTTTGCAGGTGGCAAGTTTGGTATTACACTTCGGCCGATTCAGATTGTGGTCAAGCCAAAGCCTCAGCTTCAGACGGGGGTGTGTCATCTTCTGATGCCAACGAGCTCTGAGTCAACGGAGACGAAAGCGGTTCTTCCAGAGGACCCAACGGCGGTAGAGTCAGATGAAGACCCGGAGCGTGAGTATTCGGCACCAGCTCCTGCAGTGGAAGGTGCACCGGAGGCGCCTCCTCCACCGGTAAAGGGTCGGAAGAAGGTTGTAAAGCAGGATGCATAGAAATCTTCTGTAGTTCCTCATATTCCACTACATATTCAAATAGTTTCACGATGGAATCGCATACATCTTTTTTATACTGGAGATAGGCTTTCAGTTTAGTTCGGACGGACGGCAACAACAAAGGAACATCTTCCGGAGAAACCATAAGAAGCGAATGAAGAATGGACTGAAGTTCGTGTTTTTTATCTTCCATGGAATGTTTGTATCGTTTTAAAGCAATGGCATAATTGACCAGAACCGAATCCGAATCCTCTTGGGATAAAAGTTCTGAAGTATACTCCCGAATGAAAATAGGATTGGTATGAATGTGGTCGTATAGTCCATTCATGTTCTGTATACATTCTTCCATGGGGTTGCACTCCAGTAAATGAGTCACATATGAATACATGTGCATCCACAAGACACCTTGTTTAACAATCATTTGAATATCGGGCAACGAGGTATGATGTTTTAATTTATCATACATGTTCAGAGAAATGGTATTCGCGACTTGATTGCATTTTTCAAGATTCCAATCACTCATACTAGTATTTTACATATTAAATTGAATTAACAAACGTTGGTAGAAATGAGTATATGGAGGATTGGTGGGACGCTAAGCCGTCCGTTCCGGAGACAAAAAACATGTCCAATTGTCAGTTGTGTTGTTCCGAGTTGCGACAATCCGAAGACGGTTTTTACACATGTTCCAATTCAAAGTGTAGCGTGGTCGACATGCGATACATTGATTATGCTCCCGAATGGAACTACTATGGAGAAGAGACCTCGGTCAACCCCATTCGTTGTGGGGCTCCCATCAACCCTCTTCTTCAAGAATCCTCCATCGGCTGTAAGGTATTGTGTCATGGACCTACTTCATTCAAAATGCTAAAGATTGCACGCTATGCCGATTGGCACTCCATGCCCTACAAGGAAAAGATTCAATATGATGATTTCCAACATATTGCCATCATGGCCGGCAATGCCTCCATGTCCAAAATGATTGTGAACGAAGCCTGCACGTATTACAAGATGATTTCCGAACATCAGTCGTTTCGTGGACTAAATCGCGACGGTATCATTGCGGCTTCCATTTACATTGTATGTCGTATCAAAAACATTCCTCGCACTCCCAAGGAAATTGCTAAAATATTCAACTTGAATTCTACCAGTGCTACACGCGGTTGTAAAAACGCCATGACCATCATCAACGAGCTGGAAAAGGACAATCCTACGGAAGACAAGACTCATTATTCTGTCACCAGTCCGTCCTCGTTCATTGAACGATTTTGTAGCTTGTTGTCCATCAATGCCGAGTTGACACAACTGGCCATGTTCATCGCGAAGAAAATCATTCACAACAACATTGTTCCTGAAAATACACCTCATGCAGTGGCCGCAGGCATCATTTATCTCATGTCAGTAGAGTTTAAATTGAAGATAACACCGCGACACATTCATGAAATCAGTGATACAAGTGAAGTGACCATCTCCAAGTGCTATAAAAAGATGGATGCCGTGAAACATCAATTGATTCCTGCGATGCTCTACTCTAAATATTCATAATCAGACTGGATTCACGCACTGCGATAAAGTAGAATAGGACTTGGAGGAACACTGTGATTTATCTACTTGAACACATTGACGTACGCCTTTCCATTCTCCTGCATAACAAAAATGCGGCTCTTCCGGTGTAGGAGGCGGCTTATCCACTTTATTGACCGTTAATTTTTTACCAATATTAGCTTCCGGGTCAGGGGGTTCCAACTGACTTGATTTGTTTACCAAGAGCTGTATACTTAGTTTGGTGACTTCCAGTATCTTGGCAAATAAAGGAAAATAAGGGCGCAATAAAAAATAAATACCCACCAACACCAGTATACCGACCGTCCATTTGGCGTAGGTCATGTAAGGTGTCGGCGGTGGAAGAATGAACGGCTCTGGATTCATATACATTAGTCATATAAAAATAACGCCCGTATACTCGGTAATGGACCAGGTATTGTCAGTACTATCTAGGTGGGAAGGCGAGTTTGACACCGACAACGTGTACCAGTTGACTCTATTACGCCATCAACATCCTTCCGAATTTATTCCTGTGGCGCATCCAATTCACCGAAATACAGGTGTTCATGTGCATGATGTACTCATCAACCACTCCAATGAACTTTTGGTAGAAGAACTCGTACACTCCGAGTTGTCCTTAGAACAACAACGAGAACTTTTTCGCGTCCATTACCAAGAGCCACCTCTTTCCATCAGTATACGTTATCGGCATGGATATTAATGTATATAGGAAATGTATGGGAAATTGTTTGTCCACCCTCCGGCCTCCAAAAAAAATAAAGCGATAAAGTACATGTGGCTCTTTTTCGACAATCTCTCGCGCGAACATTGCATTTTCTTTCTTATTTTATCCATTTTTGCTTTTGCTGCCTTTGTCATTCTCCTTGGTATGGCCCTCTTTGCTAAAAATAAACTGTTGTATGTTGGAATGTCCTTGTCCCCTTTAATCGTGTATTACATTTATTTGTTGTTCTATTCCATGTGTGTAAATTCCCTGAAATAAGAGTCTACCATTTAGGTATATGAGCAAAGAATTAAAGATAGACCCTCACTTGTTTGAAACAAGTAAAAAGAAACAGAAACCTCCCTCACAAAAAACTCGCCGCAACAAGAGGGACACTCTTTCTGAAATACTTGCTGCTAGTTCAGGAAACGAGGTCACTGATATAGAGACCATTACGAATACACCTCCCTTAAAATCTATCTTAAAAAAGACCAAGTCCTTAGAACCAGAAAAAGAAAAGCATACCACTTCTTTTGGAAAAAAGAATGGAACCGTACGCATTTTTATCAAAGATAAAGATGCCTATACCAAGATAGAATCCGACAAGAAAAAACTAGCCAAACACAACATGACGCAAGTACGAAACTATTTGCGTACACGAAGGCTGTATACCGTAGGGTCCTCTGCACCCGACGACGTTTTGCGAACCATTTACGAAGATGCACATTTGACCGGCAACATAGAAAATACCAATTCCACTACACTGATGCAGAACTTTTTAAATGAGGATCAGAATTTGCCTTGAACTGTAATAGAGGAATCTATTCCGGGATAATTTCCGGCGAGTCCATTGTAGCTATCACGAATGGAATCCGACAGATTTCCCCAGGCATCCTGAATCATAAAAGGAAAGACGGACCCTCCTCGCCTGCGCTTGAACGTTCTACGGCGTTTGTTTCGCCTCATCCTTGTTTTTTTCATAGTATACTTCCATATTTTTTTGTGGAAGTATACTATGGCCTTTTACGACAAGTTATGCAAACCTGCTCAATTCTACCTTTTGATTTCACTTGTTTCCTACAGCATTATTTTGCTCCAAAATTTGACTTCCCCAAATGAGTTTTGTTTAGGATCTTATTCATGTGTCAACGAGAATAAACCTCTCATCATGGTTGGTCAATTGATTTACATTGCTTTCTGGACGTGGTTGCTGAACATCATTTGTAAAATCAACACCAACATCAGTTGGTTCATTGTTCTTCTTCCGTTTGTTCTCTTTTTTGTCATTTTACTCGCCATCCTCTTCAACTAAACCAAACGGTCCAGTATACAGGATATCCATGAGCATTGACCCCATAGACTAATTTGGTAGGAATTTGCATGGCATCGGCTTCTATCAGACGAGGACAGGTAAAATAAGAATAGTAGGCGATATAATGATATCCTTCTGCCTGTTCAAACATGTATACATGTTCCAATGGACCTAATTGCAAGTATTCTAACCGTTGAACCACCAAGGCATACGGGTCTTCTGAAAAGAAGAAAAAGCATACCATTCTACTTTTTCTAGAGGGAAAGATAAAGTAGAACAAACGTATACTTAACAGGCTAGAATGGCTTCATTGTTTGTGATACCATCCCAAGTAACCGAGTTGGTAATGGCCCATTTTTTCTTTTTGCAGGCAGCATTGGCATTGGTAGAAGCATATTCACTGGATTCTGACGTAATGTCCAAAGGAGGAATGTCGGAATACAGAGAATCAGGTGCTATACATTCGGTTCCGTCAAAGGTAAAAAAGTCCGGGCATTGATTGGTCGTAGGTGGGAAGACTACGGTTTTCCTAGAGGTTGCATACGTTATCAAGGACAAACAAATGACCAAGACAAGAAACATGGCACCTATTATTTTTTGTTGAACCACTCCAAATTCCATAGTATATAGTATTATTTTTTATGTATACTATATAATATGCAAGCGAATGGACGAGTCAATATCCTCCATCCTCCCAACCCGATGACCCTTTATGATAAGCCTCAATATGTATCCAATTATGCCGATGCTATGAAAGGGAACTGGGAAAACACTTTGTTGTCCCGGTCCTTCTTTTCTGTAGAAAATCAACAAATCATTCAGAATGGAATTCGTGCAGGGGTCTACGAACAATCCAACAAAAGTTATGTCGTTGCTCAACAATCGGACACCCAATTGAAAATGATCATGCGAGGTATCTTTTTAGAACATTCTACCAATCAACCGACTCGCATCACGGAACAAATTCAAGCGTTGAACGAACGAGTCATTCGCTATTGTATTCCTAAAGTATACTCCGAAGCCAAGGCATACTTGATTTATTTGAGGGACGCAAGCACACTCGCCGTCCCCTTGGCTACCCCTATATATCATTCTACCAAACAAACCCTGGAACTCAAACCTTTTTTTTAACATCTATAAGTAATGAATTATACTACACAAAAAATCAATTTGGAAAGGGAATTTACCAGAGAATTGAATGTTGCTAAACAAATCTATGCCGAATCCACAATTCAAAGGGATGGTCGTATTGACCAACAACTAGAAGACGTACGTGGTATACTTGGACAAATGGAACGACTGCAGACGGACATTGCCGATGACATTGAAACCAACACACAAACCATTCAATCCATAGTACAAACAAACACAATAACGGTTCCTCAAGTAAACCAAAATCCCTCTTTTACCGCCAAACAGATGATGCAGGATGCTCAATCTCTTTATGACCAACATCGCATTTTACTCTTCCTTAAGGTGTGTATCGTTCTTCTTATTTTAGTCAAAGGGAACGACGTGTACGCGGACTATAAATTAATATTTGTGGGTGGGTCGTTGGCGTGTATATTTGTGTATTTTATGTTTATGGTGTTTTACCGATAAAAAAGCGTGTAGTCGTTGCGTAGCCGATCGTGTAGAGAACTCCTGTAGGTGGGGTTAGACAATCTTAGGGACTACCTTGGTGTAGGACTCGTTGCGAGGCCGGTCCTGGCGATTGGAGAGATGCACGGTGTAGGAGACGCGGTCCGCCATGAACGAGGCGTATCCGTATCGTTCAATCTCGGCAATGAACTTTTCCATTTCCGTAGTTCGGCCAAGCACTTCCACGTTTGCCGTCTTGTAGCGTTTACCACTCACCGTCTTTTCCGGTCCAAAGTGGACCATGACGGTTGCACCAAAGGTCGTCGCAAAATACTCCTCCATGGCATCCACCGACACACCAGGCTGAACGGAACCAAGAAAGAGAGACATGGGAACTAACACGTATATTTCTTAGGACAAATTCTATTTCAATTTTTTAAGAGTGGAAGCAGAATCAACAACAAACACAAAATATCGGATTCCATGGTTACTGCAGGGCTCCAAATCTCCTTGTACTCACGGTTATGTCTCTGAATTAACGGTTCGGGATTGATGAATAAATTGGTATGCAAATGTGTCAAGGACACGGTAGGTGGAGAAAAGGCACTTGTATACGTAAACAGAAGCGTCATCAACGTATCTTGATGTAGAAAGGACGAAATGACCTCGCACACATCCTGTGGCAAATCCAGGGGAACAACCACATGAAACGTTCGTTGAATGGTCAAATGCAGGGTGTCCATGGTCGGCTGTGTCCATGTATACACACCCGCCACTCCGAAATGGTCTTGTAGCGTTTTTGTTCCGATGGCATGGTGAAACTTGGTAGATACGGACAACATCCGTCGTTGAAACATTTCCATTCATTGTCTCGGTAAAGAGCAGGCTAGTTCAATTTTAAAGGAATCCACTTTTTAAATTTATCATTCCATTTGCATTCCATCTTGTGCTCCAACTCCGTGTGAAATAATGCGTTCATCATTTCACTGCGTTTCAACGTATCAATACAGGCATACGATAAAAATTCATCTTTATCATGCACCGTATAAATATCACTTTTTCCTGTAGAACGAACCGTATACACATTGGCTTTGACCGGCTTCATCCAATGATAGACGATGTTGGGCGTCACTACCTTGATACTATAGAGGGGATAATCGGGAGTAAATGTCGTGGGGGTAGGAGACATGAGCGGAAGCATGAGTGTATACTCGGAAGGCTGAACATATAAATACAACATTTCATTCAAGCGGTTCCACTTGGATAAAATGTCGTCTTTCACCTCTTCTCCCTTGTAATAAAACATATCATAAAGAAGAATGTATTTTTTTTGTTGATAGTATACTATCGTTCCCAAGACAATGGTTCCTTTCAGTTCCGGGTCAAACTGAATGGAAAGGGGATTTTTATTTCGGCGGTGAATGTCCACCATATGACAAGTGTCGGTAAACCATACATAGCATTGTTTACCGAACGGTTGGGCAATGTAGACACCTGGACCCGGGTCCTTGTAGACCATCTTTTCATGGGTTCTTACAAAAGGGGGGAATTCCATAGGGTATCTAGGGGAAAACGGTTTATACCTTTTTGAAATGTTCTAACACACTGTCGACTTCGGGTTCTTTGATTTCAGCTAGTTTTTTATCGCGAAACGCAACCGCATCATGGGTGATGGGGGTGGTCAGATTGACGGTCAAATAATTGTACAAGTGATGTATGCAGAGAAGAACAATCACAGTAATGACGGCGGTATACAGGATGTTCCACATACAATACCAGGCATAGAAAGATTGTTGGGTTTGGACGAAAAGGAAGGTCGGGAACGAGAACTCCGTCATTCACCTTTTCTTAAAGACGGTTAGCGAAGTTTCCTGAACCCTCAGCCTCCTCTTCGGGTGCGGTTGCGATATTTACGGTAGTGATGAGTTTTCTTGTTTACATGGACACGACGAGAGCGTCTGTGAATCCTTCCCGTAGCGTCCCCCTTCATAGGGGGAGCATTCTGAGCACTCTGAGCCTTCTGAGCACTCATCAAAGCATTCGCCCGCCCTTCTGGGGAAAGTAAATCTACCAGTGGTGTTTTTCTTGCAGTTTGAAGTGGAACTATTTTTGCCGCAGGTATAGAAATTTCTCTCTTCGCATATGACTCTGCAAAAGTTTCTGTAAACACAACTAGCGCACCTTTATGTATTGCTCGTGTTCCAGCATACTCATACAATCTGGTCAAAAGCAAAACGTTTAATTCTACTGAAGTGTCAAATATTTTAGCGGCGAGTGTAAAAGACATAGGGGGTTTTTGACGATTCAACATACACATAGTTAAATCAGAACCTACACTTGATACAACTGACTCCGTATATTTACTGTTAAGTGTGAATTGAGTACAGTCTATTAATCCTTTGGCAATTGTTGTTCTTTCTTCAACGCCTATATCTGTAATGTGTCTTTGTGCGCATAACGTGGTTATTCCATCGGTTAACCATTTAAATAAATGTTTATCATCTTTCACTGCACTCTCAACCTGTTCTTCACAACATCTTGCTACTCCTTCCGGACAACTAGAAAAATCTGTACGCTGTCTCCCCGGACGCGACTTTGATGGTGCATCTGATGTAGCATTAAAAACATTTAAAGATGTAGCCTTTTTTGCCCCTCGTAAAATACACCTTGCAACGATACATATCATTGCCTGGTCTAGTCCTTCAGGAACCATATTACGAAACGCATACTCTCCACCACCATTGAATACAAAAAAAATATCTGATGAAATTATTCCTCGAACATATAAACGTACCATTTCCTCAATCTGTTTTTTTGTAAATCCTGGTGGTAATGTTCCACCATCTATTGCTAAAACTGCACTTAACAGTCCACCACCACCACGTGCATGATTCCATGCTTTTGATGAAAAAAAGGTATTATGACCTGTAAATTGACCCATTATTTCCTGAAAGGGTTCAACCAATTCCTCTTGGTAGGAAAATTCAGCCACAAATGACTCTGCTTCTGATTGGCTATACATTTTTATATCACGTATTAATGTAGCATCAATTGCATGTCCACCTTCATTATCACCTTGTCTTTTAACTCCTTGAGATGCATGTTTCGCATGGTCAATACCTAGTTGGGTTGCTAGTTCTACTGCTCTACAAAATGCAAGTGCTTGAGTGCTCCCTACTTCTTCTCCTGATTGACGCATATTTAGATAGTGACTACATTCACTTTTTTCAAGGAATCCTCTCACTAATAATGATCCCATGGTGAAATTTTTTGCTGTATAAAGTAACTCCCTAACGTGGGCTTCCGAACTCCCCATCTCAACGGCAAGTATTTGTTCTTCAAATACTGCAAATTCCTCATTAAATATTCTTTCAAGGGTTGGAGGGACACGAATAAGTCTATCTATGGGAGGACCCTTTATAGCGGCAGCCTTGGGTTGATGCGACGAACTTGCTGAGGCTCCTACATCCTGTTTTGCCGCTTTTGCCTTGGGTTGATGCGACGAACTTGCTGAAGCTCCTACATCCTGTTTTGCCGCTTTTGCCTTTGGCGGTGGACCTGCTGCCTTTGCCTTTGGCGGTGGACCTGCTGCTTTTGCATTTCTTTTAACAAACGCTTCAACTGCTTTAATAGCTTCATCTATTTCTTCACGTTCACCCGGAGCATACCGTTTCCTACTTGCTCGTTTCTCTGCCATAAAATAGTGGAATATTTAATTGCGCTGGGTGCGTCTGTTATACTTACGGTTTTGACGAGTCTTCTTCCTCTTGTTCAACAAAACACGGTACCGACGAGAACCGCCCTCTGCTGGCAAAGCTTGTTGTTCTTTTGTTTTCTCTTCTACTGACAAGCGTTGTTTTTCTGTTTTCTCTTCTACTGACAAGTCTTGTTGTTTTTCTGTTTTCTCTTCTACTGACAAGTCTTGTTGTTTTTCTGTTTTCTCTTCTACTGACAAGTCTTGTTGTTTTTCTGTTTTCTCTTTTGCTGGCCGTTCGGGAGAGTCTGGTAATCGTTCAACGCCTGTAGGGGAACCACTCCGTGGTTCTGGTTCTGTTGCTCTTGGCGGCGTCGAGAATCTTTGTTGTTCTGCTTCCAATTCATGTGTTTTTACTCTAGGATCATATGCGGTATATTCTTCAGGCAAGGTCTTCATATAGAAATATGCATCTAGTATATTATAAAATTCATCTTTGTCAATATATGTATAAAATCCCATGTAATTAATATTAATTTTAGTTTGAGTTGATAATCCTAAAATAACATCGTCCTCTTCTGAAAATGCTCCTCCTCGTTGGATGTGTTTAATTTGTTTTTTTACAGCATGTCTACTCCCTCCAGATGAAGCACCCATATCCTCATCAGAATCAGCATCATCTTTACTAGCAGCACCACCACCACCAGCACCTTTACCAGCACCTTTACCAGCACCTTTACCACCAGCACCTTTACCGCGACCTTTACCACGACCTTTACCAGCAGCACCAGCATCTTTGATTTTTTGATTCCACTTTGAAACAAATTGTTCTTGTTCGGCTGTTGACTCTGAACCGTGTATTACTACGGTGCGTTTGATTGATGTACCGTCTTCTAACGTATCATCTATAGTGAAGCTTTTAGGTTCCATTCTAATTACTTTTAGTTCACACTCAACAACAAAATTTCTTAGTGGTTGATTTAGTGGAGTTGGCTTGTAAGGAACAACCGCCACACATAGTTCTAGTTTTTCCTTGGAAGCTTCTTTAATAGCTTTCGCTCTTGTGTATTCATGACTAGCAGCGTCGACCGCAGATGCGTTGCCTACATGTCCAACCACTACTTGTACCAATCTAGCACTCAATTGTTTATTAGTTCGTAACTCAATTATTTTTTGACGAATCCCGAATTCTAACACGCGAGCTATATTTCTCATATCATCAATACCCGACCTATCACGTTCATCCATAAGACCCCTATGAACACATACTGCTGTAGCTTTTTGACGAGCACTAACATCATCCATACATACTTCATTATATTTGTCCAAGTACAGCCCTGCAAACAATTGCACACTTCCTTTAATCTTTCTTGCAACTTCAACACTTTTAGCATAGGCTTTAGAAATATTGCCTGTAAAATCACCAGTAGCAACACCTCCAGCAAGAAGACTCGGATTCGGTTCTCTTCCTTTCATTTCTGACAATCCTCGTTTATTTCCTCCTTTGGAAAACATACCTTCTAGAAACTCTAGTGTTATTGGGCTGTCTAGAGCCTTCATATGCTCTTCGGAAAACATCTTGGGCTTAAGTTTTTGCATATAGTCATCGTCGGTTAAAGCGCTATCAATAATACTATCCATTGTACCATCCAACATTCTCCTTGTCAACTCTGCTCTAAGACTTTTCCCCGAAGGTAGTTCACCCACAGAGCGGAGAACGTCGCGTCCCTTTTTATCCACACTGGTAGGAACGTTTCCTGTTGTTGCAGCAACTTGAAACGTTTGAACAGTCGGCAATAAAACTGCAGTTGCAATAGCTGGTGAAGCTACGCTATCAATCCAAAGTTCAAACAGTTGTTGTTTGGCGACATCTGACTCATATCCAAGAGTATCTAACTCCCTACTTAATATTAGGCCAAATATTTTTAATGCTTTTTGACCTCTAGAAATTGTTTCATTATCAAATTGCTCTGAACCTTTTTGGTTTCTTCCCGTTAAATCTCCTGAGGCTAAATTACATGTGCCATTACCAAATGTATAATTACTTCCACTAATAAACCATAAGTGAATTGCTGCAAGCCCTTGATAAACATCAGTGTCGTAAAATCCATTTAAAAAATATGGACCATGTTCTTGTACTGCATCCATACTCCCTGACGGAGTTCCATGCATGGCATGGTAACCCTTACAGACTCCAAGCTGATCAACATTATGAGCTATCGTTGTTCTCTCACCACGGGTAAAGTTATCTAGTCTTGCCAGACTATCAATTACAAAGAGTAGTCCATTTTCTGCATTGGCTACATCTGAACCGGGTTCTCTCATACCTATTCCAAGGTGTTGAAGCGATTCAAATAATCTTCTCCAGAAATATAGGAAGTTTAAAAAATCTGAATCTGGAAAACCCTTTATGGTTTCGCGGAAAAACATCGCATCTATTTCACTTGGACTAGCTTTTCCGGCGTATGTTTTTTCTAGACCGTCGTATATATCAAATTCATCCTCTTCCTCTTGACCCAATTTTTCTTCATACCCTTTCTCTTTTACATGTTGGGCATGAGTGACAAATTTGCTTTTTAGTTTCGCTTTACCACTCTTAATCGGTGGGGCCGCCTTTGCCGCCCCTTTATCCGAATAATAAGCTGCTGCAAAACGTTCTGTGCGATCCGTATGTTGTGGGTGCGTACTTCTGACATATTTACGAGGACCCCTCGCAACTTCACAAGCAGCTTCCTCCCAACGTTTATCTTTACCGCCCCCTAAAGAAGCAACATAGATGGCTCCACATCGAAACGCTTCGGGGTAAAGTGGTCCAAATTCCCTATTGGCACGACGACCTAAAAACTCAAAAGCAGCACCAAGACCTCCACCACCAAGACCTCCGCCAAGACCTCCACCACTACCAGCAAGACCTTTACCACCACTACCAGCAGCAAGACCTCCACCACCACCACCAAGACCTCCGCCACCTCCACCAGGAAAAGCAGGAGGAGCAGCAG